GTTTGATATGTTTGCTGATAATACCTACGCTGATGCGTGCCTTACACGAATCACAGATAAACATCATACATATCGTCTGGAGATGAACGGTATAAATATGCGTGAAACAGAATGATATCATCTAGCGGTACTTCGTACCGTTAAAAATGGAATAGCAGTTCCGCAGTAGCGGAACTGGCATTCCGTTTAAGCATAATTTGCATGCCTTTTTCAATACAACATTTTTTAAGGAGGATTCCATTATGAAAGAGTTCTGGAACACGATTCAATTCATTTTTACAGCTGTCGGGGGCTGGCTTGGCTATTACCTTGGCGGTTGTGACGGCCTGCTGTATGCGCTGCTGGCCTTTGTGGTGGCGGACTATGTCACAGGAGTGATGTGTGCGGTCAGTGATAAAAAGCTGTCCAGCGAAGTGGGTTTTAAAGGCATCTGCCGGAAGGTGCTGATTTTTATCCTCGTGGGGATCGCCAACATTCTTGACGTACAGGTCATTGGCACCGGAAGCGTACTGAGGACTGCGGTCATTTTCTTTTATATTTCCAATGAAGGTCTGAGCCTGTTGGAAAACGCCGGACATCTGGGGCTGCCCATTCCGGAGAAGATGAAAGTGGTGCCGGCACAGCTCCATGACCGGGCAGAAGAAAACAATAAGGAGGAAGAATGAGTATGAGATTGGTACAGAGTATTTTGACAAAGAACCCCTGCTATACGGCAAGGAGAAAGATCACGGTCAAGGGGCTGATGCTCCATTCGGTGGGATGCCCGCAGCCCAAGGCATCGGTGTTCATTAACAGCTGGAACAGCCCGTCTTATAACAATGCCTGTGTGCATGGATTTATTGACGGCAACGATGGCACGGTGTACTAGACGCTTCCGTGGAACCACCGAGGCTGGCACTGCGGCTCCGGCAGTAAGGGAAGCGGCAACAATACCCATATCGGAGTGGAGATGTGTGAACCGTCGTGTATCAAGTACACAGGCGGTTCTTCTTTTACCTGCTCGGATAAAGCAACCGCAAGGGCAGTAGCAAAGCGGACCTATGAGTCGGCAGTAGAATTGTTTGCTATGCTTTGTAAGCAGTACAACTTAAACCCGACCGCCGATGGCGTCATTATCAGCCACAGGGAGGGACACAGCCGGGGGATCGCCAGCAACCACGGGGACCCGGAGCATCTGTGGAATGGGCTCGGCATGGGTTACACGATGGATGGATTCCGTAAAGCAGTGAAGGCGAAGATGAATGGCTCCAGCAACACAGATCATTCTGGTACTTCCGGCCTGCAGGCATCCGCCCTTAAAAATCTGTCCGAGGCAGATGTGATCGCCAAGGTAGGGCCGCTGTTTACCGCAGACCAGAAAGCAAGCGGTATTCTGGCATCAGTGTCTCTGGCACAGTTCATTCTGGAGAGCGGATATGGGAAGAGTGAACTGGCACAGAACGCCAACAACTGCTTTGGCATGAAGAAGTCACTCTCCGGGAATACCTGGGGCGGTTCTGCCTGGGACGGTACTTCCATCTACACCAAGAAAACGCAGGAATACGAGAATGGTGCGTATGTGACCGTGACAGCAGATTTCCGCAAATATCCGTCCGTTGAGAAATTCATTGCAGACCATTCCGATTATCTTTTGGGAGCGAAGAACGGGAGTAGGCTGCGCTATGATGGCCTGAAAGGGTGTACCGATTACAAGAAGGCGGTGCAGATCATTAAGGATGGCGGTTATGCCACTTCCCCAACCTATGTGGAGAACCTTTGCTCCATCATTGAGAAGTGGAAGCTGACACAGTATGATGCGGCAAATGCCGGGACTACGGAAGCCTGGTACCGTGTGCGTAAGACCTGGGCGGATGCAGCATCCCAGAAAGGTGCATTCCACAGCCTGGAGAATGCGAAGAAGTGTGCGGATGAGAATGCAGGGTATTCCGTGTTCGATGAATCCGGTAAGAATCTCTATACCGGAAAAAAGGCAGCCTTCCAGCCGTATCTGGTGAAGGTATCTGTTTCTGACCTGCGTATCCGCAAAGGCCCCGGTACGGATAAGGCTAAGACTAGGAAGTACACAGGGGAAGGCATCTTTACGATTGTAGAGGAAGCAGACGGTCTCGGCGCATCCAAGTGGGGGCTTTTGAAAGCGTACCAGAAGAACCGTGACGGATGGATTTCGCTTGATTTTGCACAGAGAGTATAAGGAAAAAGCACCATGTTTTTTGTTTCTGCCGACTGCATAGGATGTGGCCGGCAGAAACTGTACTTAGGGCAGGTTTCCTGTAAATGGTCAATATTCCCGTCTTTACATATCAGAAGGGAGTGTGTTTGGAATGGAAGAAAGAAAAGTGCAGGTTCTTAATGCGCCGGCGGCGGTGGCACCAGGAAGAAAGCAGTTTACGCAGGAAGAACTGCAGCGGGAATATGACTATATACGAGCGGAAAAACTGACCAGGAAACTGCTCGATCTTGGGCTGATTACTATAGAAGAATTTGACAAAATCATGGCGTTAAACCGGGAATCTTTCTCTCCGGCACTGGCAAGGATTATGCCCTGAAATGCTTGCTATAGAGGGGATTTGACGGTAACATGTCACATACCGGAAAGGAAGGTGAGTGGATGAAAAGGATAACAAAGATCGATAAGACAGAACCTCTTATTCCTAAAAAGCTCCGGGTGGCGGCTTACTGCAGGGTATCAACAGGAAGTGACGAACAGCTGGTAAGCCTGGAGGCACAAAAATCCCATTATGAGTCCTTCATAAAAGCAAATCCGGAATGGGAGTCTGCGGGAGTCTATTATGACGAAGGGATAACCGGAACCAAGAAAGAGAAAAGGACACAGCTGTTAAAGCTGATTTCAGACTGCGAAGCACACAAGGTTGATTTCATCGTTGTAAAGTCTATCAGCCGGTTCGCAAGGAATACAACGGATTGCCTGGAACTGGTGCGGAAACTGACGGACCTTGGCGTTTTCATCTATTTTGAAAAGGAAAATATCAATACCCAGTCTATGGAGAGCGAACTGATGCTTTCCATCCTGAGCAGCCTTGCGGCGAGCGAGTCCGTTTCAATTCCTGAAAACAGCAAATGGGGAGTCAAAAGAAGGTTCCAGAACGGCACGTTCAAGATTCCCTATCCGCCATACGGATATGATTATGTGGACGGGGGAATGGAGATCAACTAGGAGCAGGCAGAGACTGTAAAATATATTTTTGCACAGGTGCTATCTGGAATCGGTACACACCAGATAGCAGATGAACTGAATGCCAGGAAAGTGCCCACAAAAAAGGGTGGGAAATGGACGGCATCGACGGTCCGGGGTATGATTTATAACGAGAAGTATGTGGGGGATGTGATCTTCCAGAAAATCTATACGGACGAGCACTTTAACAGGCATACGAACTATGGGGAGAAAGACCAGTACCTGATGCAATGCCACCATGAACCGATCATCAGCCGTGAGGATTTTGAGGCTGCCGGGGCAGTCCTCAATCAGAGGCGACTGGAAAAGGGAATCACAAAAGGCAGCGGAAAATATCTGAACCGGTATCCGTTCTCCGGGAAAATTATCTGCTCGGAATGCGGCGGCAAGTTTAAGCGGAGGATACACAGCAAAAACGGCGGAAAGTATGTGGCATGGTGCTGCGGGAAACATATCGATGACGTCACAGCGTGTTCCATGAAATTCATCCGCAATGCGGATGTGGAGAAAGCCTTCGTGACGATGATGAACAAACTGGTTTATGGACGTAGGTTTGTGCTGAGGCCCCTGCTGGAAAGTCTGAGGGAGATGGACCAGTCGGACAGTTTCGGCATGATACAGGAATTGGAATTGAGGATGGAGAAAAATGCGGAGCAGAGACAGATACTCACCGGCCTGATGGCGAAGGGGTATCTGGAACCTGCTCTTTTTAATAAGGAAAACAACGAATTATTACAGGAAGCGGCGGAACTGGAGATGCAAAAGAACGGGCTTTCCCATTCTGTAAACGGGGAAATGGTAAAGACCGGGGAAGTGGAGGCACTTTTGAAATTTGCAGAGAAAGGGGAGATGCTCACAGCCTTTGACGGGGAACTTTTTGGACGGTTTGTGGAGCAGATCACCGTATACTCAAGAAACGGGATAGGATTCCAGATGAAATGCGGGCTTACGCTCAGGGAAAGGATGTGATGGGATGGGACATACACCATATGGATACCGGATTGAAGATGGTCGTGCAGTCATTGATGAGGAGCAGGCAGAAAGGGTTAGGAAACTGTATCGGGGTTATTTATCGGGGCTTGCCCTGATGCCGGCCGCAAAGCAGGCAGGGATTGAGACCTGGCATGGTTCTGCCAAACGGTTATTGCAGAACAGGCATTACCTCGGGGATGCGTATTACCCGGCGATTATTGACCGGGAGACGTTTGACAAGGCGGAGCAGGAACTAAAAAAACGGGCAGAAAAGCTGGGAAGGGTATGGGAACAAAAGGAAGAAGAAAAAGTCACCTATTCGGTGGATTTTTCCACAAAGCCGATGGAGAAGCAATATGAAGATCCATTTATGCAGGCAGAATATGCCTATAGCCTGATAGAAAGTGAGGGTTAGATATGGGGCAGATGGTTGGAAACCCGAAGGTTACCGTTATCCCTGCCAGACCGCGTATGGGGATTGGAAGGAAAAACGATGAAAGACAAAAGATCCGTGTGGCTGCTTACTGCCGTGTCTCTACGGACAGTGATGAGCAGGCCACAAGTTATGAAGCGCAGATTGAGCATTACACGGCATTTATCAAAAAGAATCCCGATTGGGAATTTGCCGGGATATTCGCGGATGATGGAATTTCCGGAACGGATACCCGGAAACGGGAAGAATTCAACCGAATGATCGAAGAGTGCATGAAAGGGAAAATCCAGATGGTCATTACAAAGTCCATCAGCCGTTTCGCAAGGAATACGCTGGACTGCCTGAAATATATCCGGCAACTGAAGGACAGGGGAATCCCCGTGTTTTTTGAAAAAGAAAACATCAACACGATGGATGCGAAGGGCGAAGTTATGTTGACCATTATGGCGTCTTTGGCACAGCAGGAAAGCGAGTCATTGAGCCAGAACGTGAAGATAGGCCTACAGTACCGTTACCAGCAGGGGCTTGTACAGGTCAACCACAACCGTTTCCTCGGATATACGAAAGACGCTGAGGGGCATCTGGTTATTAAGCCGGAAGAAGCAGAAGTAGTCAAGAGAATCTACCGGGAATACCTGGAGGGCGCAAGCCTTTTGCAGATAGGGAAGGGATTGGAGGCGGACGGCATCCTTACCGGGGCAGGAAAGAAAAAATGGAGGCCGGAGACCATAAAGAAAATCCTGCAGAATGAAAAATATATCGGGGATGCGCTGCTTGCAAAAACATATACGGTGGATTTTCTCACGAAAAAACGGGTAAAGAACAACGGGATTGTACCGCAGTATTATGTGGAGAACAGCCATGAGCCGATCGTTCCCCGTGACCTTTATATGCAGGTGCAGGAAGAAATGGTACGGCGGGCAAATCTGCACAGTGGGGAAAACAGGAAGAAAAGGGTTTACAGCAGTAAATATGCGTTATCCAGCATTGTTTACTGCCCGAAATGCGGTGAAATTTACCGAAGAATTGCGTGGAACAACAGAGGAAAGCGCTCCACAGTGTGGCGGTGCTGCACCCGCGTGGAACACGGACCGGAAGGATGTGATGCGTAGACGATCCATGAGTCAGAGTTACAGGAGGTGGTGGCAAGGGCAATCAATGACCTGTTAGGCGGAAGAGATACTTTCCTGCCCATCCTGCAGGCGAATATCCTTCAGGTACTTGAGAATAACAGCAGCGGAAAGATTGCAGAGATTGACCACAGGTTGGTGGAACAACAGCAGAAACTAGTGAAACTGGCAAATGGAAAGAAAGATTACAACGCTGTAGCTGACGAAATCCACAGCCTCCGGGAGCAGAGGCAGAAGGTGCTGGCACAGGACGCGGAGCATGACGGGCAGAAAAAGCATATCGAAGAGTTGAAAGCATTCCTGGAGGAACAGAAGGATATACCGATAGAGTATGATGAACAGCTGGTCAGGCGGCTAGTGGAAAAGGTAACCGTTTTTGATGAGAAGATAGCAGTGAAATTTAAGTCTGGTGTGGAGATAGAAGTGGATAGATAGGTATGGCATGGGGCATCCTGCAGGTTCAGATGAGCTTGTGGGATGCCTTTTTTTCGTGGGAAAATTAGTGCGTATATCGAGGGATAGTGGATTGTATTTAGCAACCATATGGTTTATAATGGAAATGTCTGGAGGAGTGAAAATGACAACATCTGATATGATTCGGGAACTTTGTGAAAAAATGAATATCAGCATCTCAGAGCTTGCTCGTAGGATTGGGCAGTCGCCGCAGAATTTTAATAAGAAGTTGCAACGAGGGACTGTTAAAGCAGAAGAAATGATGGAGATTGCGGATGCGTTGGGAATTACGTTTGAGCAGAGCTTTATGTTGCCGGATGGAGAAAAAGTAGGTTTATTTTGAATGATATATCTTTTTTACGGTGAGATAAGGCACGGAGGAGGAAAAAGCTGTGGCAAAAAGTAGGCGGGCAAATGCTGTTGTGTTTGGATTTGATTTTCAGGTAAATGCAGCAATTGTACTTATGATTGAAAATATTGAGGATTTGAAATCTTTACGCTTAGAGGGCAACTATGAAGATATCGAAATAGAGTTAGAAAATAATCAATACATTTTGGCACAAGCTAAAGCAGTGGAGCGAAGTAGTTCAGATTTCCGAAATGTCCGAAAAAATTTGGAGAAATCTCTTATTTCTTTATCAGAGGGAAATCAGAAAGTTGATGCACAGCGATTGATATTAATTACTAATTCGCCCAATCCTTTGAATGAAGAAGCCTCTAGAAGTATATTTTGGGGAGATGCTCACCGTGAGTTTTTGTCTTTACCTGAGTCTTCACAGGAGTTGATTAGACGTTATTTGGATAATATAAATCAGCCATTAGATACTGATAAATTTATGATTCAAATATTACCTTTTGAAACAGATAATGATATAGAAAGATATAAAGTGGTTAAACGAGTAGTAGATGATTTTATTGGTGATTTGAATTTGAATATTCCCGGTTTGGGGAAGAAACTGTTAAGTATTTGGCATGAGGAAGTATTTGAAAATGGAACCAAAAAGGATGCTGCTATTCAATTGAAGAAAAAAGATCTAATATGGCCTATTATGGTCGTTGCTACTGATGTTGGTTATTGTGACAATTCTTTCGCTGATATATTTGATTCCAGTGCGTATGATGAAATTGTCCGTCAATATAGGGAGACTATAGAATCTTGTTGTGAACGCTGTGAGTTTTTCATAAAGGTACTTTGTGATTATAATACATATCAAACAACAAAGAAACCATCGGAAAAGTGTTTGGATTTTGTGATGAATAAATGGAGAGATTATCTTTTGGAGTTTGAACTAGATGGTATGGATGAAGAAATACAAAAAGGTTTAATACAGATTATTTTGTATAGGATAGTTCGCAATAGAATTGTTATTCAAAACATTAAGAAGGGGGTAAAACTGTGATTTTCAAATCAATTCGTCTCAAAGAAGGCTTTTTTGAACGTGCGATTATATTCTCGGAAGGTGTTAATTTGATTCACAGTGAAAAAAATAGTTGTGGAAAAACTACCCTTCTGCGTTTTATGTTATACGCGCTTGGTTACAACATTCCTAATACACGGAAAATTAAGTTTGATCGTTGTGAGGTGGAACTAGTGATTGAATGTGAGACAGTAGGGGAGATTTTATTACTACGTCATAGTGATATTGCGATTGAAGCTACAGTAAAGGATCAAAAAAGAACGTTCGTACTTCCAGAACAGCAAAATGATTTGCATACAATTATTTTTGGAACAGAGAATGTAGACATTTTAGGAAATTTATTAGGGGCTTTTTATGTAGATCAAGAAAAAGGATGGACATTGCTGAACCGGGGGGTTGTAATTGGAAGCATTCATTTTAAGATTGAAGAATTGATTCGTGGATTGTCAGATTGTGATTGTTCTGAATTAATCCGTAAAGAAGCTCAGCTATCAAGAGAGATGACGAAGTATAAGCAAATGTTTAGTGTTGCACAGTATAGGGAAACTTTGGATCAAGAGGCAGGAGAGCTAGTAACAGATAGTTATGAAGAAGAATCGGATGTTACTGTTAATCAGCTCCTTCTGCGCAAAAAGAGATTAAAATCTGAACTTCGTAGAATTGATAATACCTTATCGGATAATAGAAGGTTTAAAAAGTTTGTTGCTGATATGAAATTGCTTGTTCAGGCTCCCGATGGGTCAACTTTTCCAGTAACTGAAAATAATATTGTCGGCTTAAATGATGCAATAGATTTGCTGATTGCAAAGAGAAAAATGGTATCTAAGGAATTTGCCACTGTTTCTGGCTTACTTGATAGAATTGAAAAGGATAAAGATAAGGAATATGAACAACTGGAATTTTATAAATCTGCCAGCCAGTTAGAAATATTTGATAAGAGAATAGCGAGAATGCCAATGAATCCGGTTACGATTGATCAGGAAATAAAACGACTAGACAAAGAAATTAAATCAATTAGAACAGAAATCAATAATATAACTCGGAATAATAATAGTGTTGTTTCGGCCATATCTAAGAATGTAATTAAATATGCAGAGGAGCTTGGTCTGGGTAATAAAGAAACAATACCTGCATCGTATCTTTTTACATCAAACCTAAAAGAACTTTCAGGGGCAGTTTTGCATAAAACGGCTTTTGCATTTAGGCTTGCATATATTACTGTAATTGAGGACACCCTTAAAATCAAATTGCCAATTATACTTGATTCACCGAGTGGAAAAGAGGTTGACCAAGCTAATATTAAGCTTATGATGGATATTTTGAAGCGAGATTTTGCCGATCATCAGATTATTATTGCTTCTATTTTCAATTATGATTTTGATGAAGCGAAGATTATAGAAATTAAAGAACGTCTGATTACAGAGAATTCTTTGTAAAGTAAATACGAGAGAGTATAAAGAATATCACAAAGGAAGGAAGAGTTATATTATGCCAATGTATTTGAAGCGAGATGCTATTCGGTTTATTGAAGCAAGTGTATCGGCGATTAGCATGGCGGTTGCTGCTTTGGGGATGCCTAGAAGATACGATTTTAGAGAAGTGGCTGCTGAAAATGCTGTTGCTATTGGACTTGCTGGTGTAGCAGCAGAACTTTCGATGAGTGCAGTTATCGTTCAGGCACAAGGGGAGGACGCATTGAAATTTCCTACAGGTTTTTATAAAACGGGGTCTCATATTGTGGATGATTTCAAGAAGCTTGTTGGATCGCAAATCCCTAAAATGATGTTTTTAACACAGGGTATTGAAGAACCTTCAGCGCATATTGCTAAACTATTAGAAATGGCATCGAAATTAAAACTTTTAACAAAGTTAAGGGCAGGAGGCTTACACGCCGGTCGTGGACCATCAATGGATGTGTCTATTGCTTGTGTTAATGATGTAATTGCGTTTATCAGTCTATTAGGTGCATCTTCTAGAATAAAGTCATATGTAGACACATTGCCCAAACCTATTATTATAACAAAAAGCTATGATTTAATTGTTGATGAGTTGATTCAAAAAATTGCACAATCAAACACTACTTTAGAAAAAGTTAGTTCATTGGCTTCCGTATACCTTGTTATTCCGGAATTGCCAGATGATGAACCTGAGTGGTTTCCAGCATTTGAGCGGGCATTAGTCGCTCCACGAGAAAATGATATTTCTTTTTTGTTAGATACATTAGAAAAATCAAGATATGGGTCATTGATTAAAGTGTCAAAAGGTAAGGAAAGCATACCAGTTACTGTTCAGAAAGGGAATACATATGCGTTACCAATAGAACCGCAATATTTAAAAAAGTCTTTTCGAGACATTAAGGATCGTTTATATGCTGATATCGGTACTGCAAATGGACGTTTAGATCAAAAACAATTTGATGCGCCGCCTATTGAATCAGTGTATGAGATGTTTGCATTTCCATACCATGTAATTGGTATAACACAGCAAGAAGATGAACAACTTTCTGCTGCGGAAACATGGCCTTTAGTGGCATCAAGTTTATCATATTCCGGTACATTAGGTCCGTACTGGTATTTTGTACGAAAGACAGTCGATCTTGGGCAGTTAGAGAGTTATATTAATAGAGCTGCAAAATATGCTGGAAAGACATTGAAAAATGGCATTAAGGAATTTAAACCATACATAGAAAAAATGAGAAAAGAAATTCCGCTTTCCAAAAATGAAAAACAAATTGCAGTATTACTTTCTGAATATGAGAAATCAGGAGAAAAGAAAAAGAGATTAATTGATTTATCTGAAAAATATATAGGTAAAGAAAAACAATTATGCCAAGAGGCACAGGATGATTTGCAAAAACTTATGGAGGAAGAACTACATGTTGGAGATTTACTTATAAAACTTGTGGAGAATGTATATAGTTTTCAAACAGAGGAAAGCCAGAAATATTGGGCCAGAACTTTATGTGAGTGTGCGACAGAGTTGGAAGATGCGCGTGGTTTATATGCAGTAATCTCAGAAACAAATTTTTCTTCGGCGTATACGGCAGTACGTAAAGCATTTAGAATTATTGATTTTATTAATTATGGACCTAAGCTTGAATGAAATTCATAAGCGTAGATGTATTCTCGAATGTGGTCAATGGGTGTAATATATTATATTTTCAAGAAATGTATAGTGTAGGAAGGAAAAAGATTTGTGAAAAATAATAATTACCAAAACGGCGAGGTTCAGGTCAACCACAACCGTTTCCTCGGATACACAAAAGACGAGGATGGGCATCTGATTATTGAGCCGACTGAGGCGGAGGTTGTGAAGCGCATCTACCGGGAATACCTGGAGGGCAGTAGTCTGCTCCAGATAGGAAGAGGGCTTGAGGCGGAATCCTGACGGCGGCGGGAAAAGCGAAGTGGCGTCCAGAAACGCTGCGGAAGATTTTGCAGAACGAGAAGTACATTGGGGATGCCCTTTTACAGAAAACTTATACGGTGGATTTCCTCTCGAAAAAGAGAGTCAAGAACAACGGCATTGTCCCACAATACTATGTGGAGGGCAGCCATGAGGCGATTATTCCCCGCGACCTTTATATGCAGGTGCAGGAGGAGATGGTGCGACGGGCAAACCTCCATAGCGGAGCGAAGAGGAAAAAGCGGGTATACAGCAGCAAGTACGAATTGTCGAGCATCGTTTACTGTCCGAGGTGCGGTGAGATCTACCGCCGGATTGCCTGGAACAACCGTGGCAAGCACTCCATTGTCTGGAGGTGCTGCACTCGCGTGGAGCATGACCTGGCAGCGTGTGACGCACCGACCATCCAGGAGAGCGATCTGCAGAACGCGGTGGTTAAGGCAATTCATGAGGTGCTGGGCGAAAAGGACGCTGTCCTCCCCATCTTGGAAATGAACATTGTTGAGGTACTCAGCAACGACAGCAGCAGTGAGGTAAGTGAGATTGATCGCCGGCTGGGAGAACTACAACAGGAACTTCTGCGACTGGCGAATAGTAAAAACGACTACACCGATTTGGCCGATGAGATTTACCGCCTGCGGGAAGAACGCCAGGCGATACTGGTGCAGGATGCCGAGTGCGACGGAAAGCGACAACGCATTGAGAAAATGAAAGCCTTTCTGGAGGAACAGGCCGACTTACCGGCGGAATACAATGAACAACTTGTGCGTCGGCTAATTGAGAAGGTCACAGTTTTTGATGAAAAGATAACGGTAAGGTTCAAGTCTGGCGTGGAGATTGATGTGGAAAAATGAGATGGATACGGAAACGCCTGCAGGTTTAAATGAAATTTGCAAGGTCTTTGTAGTAAGATATCTTGTTTTGGTCGGGTTTGGGATGTATAATAAATTCTGTATATATAGAGGAAAATCATGGAAATATCAGATGAGAAAAACAGACATTACTATTTGTGAATAGTGTGATTTTGCTCTGATTTTCATTATAGAAAAATAGCGAGGTGTTGGTTATGGCCGAGTCTTCAGTAAATGTAACTTTGGGAGTTGGAGAAGTAATCAAAGAGGTTAAGGACACAAAAACTATTGAAGAAGTTGATAAAACATCTGCTTTAGTTGTGCGAGCTATACACGCAGCACTTAGTCCATTAGAAAAATGGGTACTTCAAAAAGAATGTAATCTTGCAGAAACCAAGAAACTTCTTGAGGAAAAATTAAAAGATACACCAGCGGAAAATATTATAACTCCTCCCTCTTATGTTGCTGTACCAGCTTTGCAGTCGATAGCGTACTGCATGGATGATATTCAACTAAGAGATATGTATGCAGAACTTTTAGCGCATGCAATGAATTCCGAAACAGTGGATAATGTTCATCCAACATTTGTAGAAATAATTAAGCAAATGTCACCGTTTGATGCTTTGGTTTTTAAGAAACTCACAAAAACGCTGGTACAACCATGTATTAGCATCAAGTATATGAACAAAGGTACAAAAGCTTCATACCCAGTACAAGATATAGTTGCGTTTAGCGACTTAGATGCATTCCCATTAGTACCCACTCAAATTGCATTAGAGAATCTAGAGAGACTGAGACTGATAGAAATTAATAAAGGTTCAAAATATGGCAATGCTGAAAAATATGAACATCTAAAGTATAGTGTAAAAGAAGTGGCTAGTGCTTTTGTAGAAGATAATAAACAGAATTTCGATGTAAATGATTATCAGATTGTATATGGCGAGTTTGTAATCTTAATCAGGGGCTTTGGACAATTTTTTGCAAGAGCATGCCTGGGAGAAGATTTCAGCGATATTAGTTAAAGCCACTATTCCTATTTGTTAAAAAGGAGGGAGGACGGTTGAATAATCATTTAGAACAAAAGATAATAACACCGAGAATTGCTGAATTAGTATCGAGCAATGGATCAGATCTTGAAACAAAGAAGACATCTAGTGGGCAGGTACGGGCTGAAATTCAAAGTAACAATATCGCAGGGACTAGGCTAACCTGTTGTTGCAAATATGAAAACCACATTATATGTGCTGGCTTCTCGGGAGAATTGTTTTTTGTTGAAAAGGACAGTCTTTGTGTAAAACGTAAAGACAGAATATCGAATAGCATTATACGTTGCTTAAAAGTTATACACTCAGAAAAGGCTTTGTTGGTTTCAACAGATGCAGGGGAAGTAATAGTATACGACTTAGAACATAATGTGAAGCAATATTATGAACATTCGAGTTCACCTGTGTATAATATTGCATTAAGGAATCCCAGAGATTTTATTACAAGTGAAAGAAATGGCGATATATTTGAATGGCAGTATATTCCAGGCGTAGGAGTTTTTCGCAATAAAAGAATTTTCACTACAAATAATCCAGTGTTTGCTATGGATATTATTGGGACTAGTCTAGTGGTGGTTAGTTCGTTAGGAAAAAAATATGAATACGATTTTTTGAAGTCTAAACTGAAAAGTACATCCATATGTGATTCCAATGTCTTTTGCCTAAAAGAAGGTGCAGATGATGCCGTTTATTATGGATTATCGACCGGTGCGATCTTATTTGAAGAACCCGGATGCGATTTCGTAGCATTAGATAGCCATCAAGATGCTGTTCGCGATTTAGTATTTAGCACAAATAAAAAGTGGATGTTTAGTGTTAGTAAGGATAGAACGGTGAGAGCATGGCATAATGGGATTCCAAGGGTACTTACACGTGTAAAGGATTATTTGTATCAAATTGTTTTTGAAGAGTCCAACTCATGCTTATATTATGTTGATGGACACGGAGATATTGGGGCTATTCATTTTTCCTCAGATATCGATTTAGTCAATAACATTGACATTGTCAATAATTTAGTGTAAAGGAGAAGAATTTTATGCGAGTCATATATTTGAATGATTGTTATGAAAAAGAGGAAGCTATGATGAGGGCATACGGTATTCCTTGTGCAAGGGTTAGCTATCCGTTTCAAGAAGGTGTAGCTGAAATCCAAGGGTCCCCTATTTTTCGTGGTCCCAAAATGAAAGTTGCAGCATATTCAGAATTTATTCAGGACTTAGAAAAAATTGATTGTTCAGCACTTGTTGGTTTAAATGATTTTATAAAAATATCAGATGCAATTGAATATACAAGATGCTTTGGAACCTATGCCCCTAAAGTTATAACATTTGATATTAAGCAAGATGTTGTTGAGATTGCTAATCTACTTATTGAATCGGATTTAAAATACCCGCTGTTCGTAAGGAGTGATATAGAAAGTGCCGCTAAGTATGTAGGAGTAGATGCATGCACATTGCGGTCATCTGATGTTAATGATATTGAGACGGTACTTGAACCTATTCACAGATTTATTGCAAATGCTGGAGCCATTATTATGAAAGAGATAGTCTCTGTAAAAAGGGCTAACGGAAAAACTATTGAGTATCGAGCAATTGTAGTCAATGGTAAAATTGTATGTTTTGATTATGATTCCTCTAGTGGTCTGCCTAGCCCTGAATCATTGCCTTGTGCGTGGCAGTTTGAAGACTGTATCAATACAGCAAGTAAAAACGGTTTGCATGGAGCTTATTTTGTTGATTTTGGCGTTGACGAAAACGAAAACATTTTCGTCGTTGAATGCAAAAACATTATTAATGGAACTGTTAAAAACATAAATGCTTTTGCAGAAGGATTAGCTAAGATAGCGATGGATTAATATGAAAAGAAAAAAATGGGGTCTTGTAATTTACATGGCATGCGGTATTGCTATCAGTTACTTAGTTCGCGTGAACATATCGCATGCTATTATTCCTATTGCAGAAGAATATTCTCTCAATGAGGTACAACAGGGTATGCTCTTATCTGCATTTGCGTGGGGATATGTAGCACTAATGTTTATTGGAGGGATACTGGTTGATAAATTTGGTGCACTAAAAATGTCATTTAGGTCCGCAATAGCATGGTCTGTTTGTACAGCAGTCTCATCTGTTGGATTTTGCTGGCCTATGATTTTTTCTTCCGAGTTATTGGCGGGCGCATCTGAAGCGCCAATCTTTCCAGCTAATGCAAAAATTGTTAGAAATAATTTTGAAGAAAATGAAAGAGGTCGAGCAACCGCAATTTTTGACTCAGGTTCTTATGTCGGCACCGCTATAAGTGCACCATTGATGTCATTTCTAATTATTAATTTATCTTGGCGGTATGCTTATATAGTTATTGCAATTATTGGTATTCTATGGGCAATTATTTGGAAACAAATTTCAAAAGACCTATACGATACCAACGAAATTACAAGTAAGGTAAAATTAAGTAAGGAAAATGTTTTTTCTTGTATCGTAAATAGAAAAGTTTTGGGGATGAGTATAGGATTTTTTTGCTACAATTACATTAAAAATTTCTATTTGACTTGGTTTCCGAGTTATTTGGTGTCTGAAAAGGGATTTTCAATTCTTAAGGTAGGAATCTGGGGGATGTTACCTTCTATAGCGGCCGTCTTCGGAGGACTTATTGCTGGCACAATTACGGATAAAATGATTAGTAATGGCCATTCTAAAACTCTTTCAAGAAAATTGCCTTTGTGTGTAGGCCTTATATGTTCTGGTTCAATTGTTTTTGCCGATTCAGTACATTCTGGTTATCTTGCAGTAGCGTTATTATCCTTTTCTTTTGCAATGGCTATCGCAGCGTCTCCGAGCATATGGGCTATACCGGGAGATATTGCACCAGATTCTAATTTAGTTGGAACCATAGGTGGGATACAAAATACGGTGTCAAATATTGCAGGGATAGTAGCACCGATTATTACGGGATACATTATTTATAAGACAGGGGGATTCAAAGTTGCTTTATTGGCTTCAGGTATTATTTCATGCATTGGAGCTTTTTCCTACATATTTGTTGTAGGAAAACTGGAAGCAATAGATATAGGAAATTGAATTTTTTGAGGATGATTTGCTTATGGTTAAAAAAATACTATTACTTGATTATGGTGGCGTATTGGGATATGATCATTTACTAGAACAGGAAGAACTGTTGGCAAATACGGTCGGTCTAACCCAGGCTGAATTGAACAATCGAATAAGTGAAAAATCTGTTGTTGGTAGAGATTTTAGGGAAAATAAAATAACGGAAGTAGAGTTCTGGAGAATAGTTTCTCAAAATAGCACGATTGACGAACATTCTGCAAATATATTAACAGGTATGTGGATGGATACATATAGCCTGAATAATTCTATGATGAAATACTTACAGAAACTACGTCAAAATATTCAAATTGGCATACTTACAAACATAGACGCAGGAAGAAGCCGATTATTAGAAAAAATATTGGATATAGATACTAATTTAGATTACTATTTCCCGTCATATGTTTTTGGTTTCTCAAAGGATACTGCGCAACTATGGGACTTAGTTAACAGAGAATTAGCAACGGTCAATGGTTCTGTTAATGTAATATATGTGGATGATAGGGCGGAACATGTACTATCAGCAGCAAGAATTGGGTGGAAGGGTATTAGATACTATAACCTTGAGCAACTAAAGAAGCAGTTGGACCTATTGCTTGAGAAACTTTAAAATCTGTAAAGCAACAAGATGAACGAACCAGAAAAAATAGCTGCCGCCAATCAGGAAATGGATAATATTCTTGGTTGGCGGCATTTGATATGTTTCCGCATACGGACGAAATGGCAAAATGGCGGTCGATAAGTTTCCGCATACCGAGAGGGGTATTAGACGTACTTTCTATCTTCTCGTGCCATGTTGAGACTGTGTGCTTACTCTCTAAGAAATGCCCAGTTTAAGCGGGTTTGAGAGTTATTTTTAAGGAAACATATCATAGAAATTTAATGAATAAAAATGTGCATGAAAAAATAAATTGAATATATGCACAAGGGCGAAGTACCTTTTAGCGAGAAAATACATCTGCTTGCTAAAAGGCATTTTTTATATAAATTTGTACGCGGTAGAGTAGTATACGGTAAATAGTTAGTACCGTGCTTTTCACCTAAAACCATGAGATAATCCCTTTGTAAAACTAAAAGTTTTTTAAAGGAGGATCTTATGGATAAGATCACACGTCAGGTCCGCATTGAACATTGGACCCAGATCATGAATGAATGTTTGAACAGCGGTATGAATAAAACTGAATGGTGCCGGGCTAATGGGATCTCAGACAAACAATTCTTTTACTGGCAAAGGATTCTCAGAAAAGAAGCTTTTGCTGCTTCGACATCAAAGGACCTTTCGGTTATCACAGACCCGGCAGATGAAACCAGCCCACAAAAGATTTCGTTCGCAGAGATCAGCATTCCAATAAAACAGGAGTCTGTCAGAAATGGACTCCATCCGGCTATCATCCTCCGAAAAGGACCGGTCTCTGTAGAGATATCCAATTCCGTTTCAGCAGAACTCCTGTCACGTATCGGAGATATCTTTCATGCTGAATGATGCTTCCGGGTTCCGCAGGATCTATCTCGCTACCGGCTACACAGATCTGAGACGTGGTATGGAGGGGCTTGCATCCATTATCAAGTTCAATTTTCAGCTGGATCCGTATCAAAAAGATATTCTGTTCCTGTTCTGCGGAAGACGTACTGACCGCATCAAAGGGCTGGTCTGGGAAGGCGACGGCTTCCTGCTTCTATACAAAAGACTGGAGTTGGGTGCATTCAACTGGCCCCGCACAAAAGAAGAAGCATTGGAGATCACCCCAGAGCAGTACCAATATCTCATGCAGGGACTGGAAATTGTTGCACGCCATCCGATCCAGGAAGTCAGACCGGATAAGATCTTATAAGATCCTGTGCAAAACAGAGAAAATAAAAAAACATCTTCCAATCATCATAAGTCCCGAAAAAGAGTTATCCACTTTTCATAATTCCGCTGCCTTCATTTATTCAGGAGTACTTTCAGGCCCCTTTACAGGGCTTGTGGATAAGTACTCTGAAAAGCCCGAA